CGGTCAATCACTTTGGTCTTGTCTGTAATGCTTGCAGTTGGGTCAACCATCACCGCTTTGAGCATATCGGAGATGGCTTGCTCTAGGTCAGGGTTGATACCCTTTTGCTTCTTAGCCATTACAGACCTCCAAGCAATTTGTTTAGGCTGTAACCAGTAACCGCACCGCCACCGATAACAGCGCCAGCCCAAGGCAATACACCTTTTAGAGCATTGACTGCGGATTGCTTATCCTTGGCAGCCGTCTCAACTTGACTAATCTGCTCTAACAACTTGGTGGCTTCGCCCTCTTGGATTAAGCCCTTGTTCTTCAAGCCAATGACATAAGACCGAGATTGAGAAGCCATAGTGGTTGTGTCTTTGGCATTTTGTATCTTGTACAAGCCGTCAGCAATTTCTTTCTGATTAGCCGTAGACATCTCTCGCAAACTCTTAATGTCAGCTTGGACATCTCTTGCAACTTGTTTTGTTGCCTGTCTAATATCGGCTGCCGCCTTTGTCTTGCTAGCAATAGTTGCCTCGTTCTTAGCAAACGTAGATGCGTATTGCTCTGCTTTCTTGGCAAGTTCAGGGAATTCCCTAAGATAAGAAGCCTCGGCAGTACCGAGCCAATTAGCAACGTCCTCTGCCTTGTTTAGTCTAGAAAGCTGATTAGCTGTGTACTGAGAAGCAAAAGACTCTAAAGATGACTTGCTAACTCCCATGCGCTCAAGAATCTGAATCTGTTGGGGAGACTTGAAGACTGCGGCAGGAATAGCCGTTGCATCAGCCGTAAACAAGCCTTTTAAGCCCTCAAGCTGTTGAGTTAAGACTTTGCCAACAGGAGACTCATAAGCGTTCAAAGGCTTCATCATCTCGCGGTAAACCTCGCGGAATACCCTACCAGTAGGAGCAAAACCTTTAACAACTTCTCCAGCCTCATCCACATAGCCATACACAGAGTCTTCTAGCTTCTTAGCCATTTTCCCCATGTATTGCTGTTTCATAGCGTCAGCGCCCGTCATTGTTGGGCGAGAGGGCAAGTCCTTGACTTCCCGAATAATCTTTTCAATCTTGCCTATTTCAGACCGAATAACTTTGCCACCAACTTTTACGCCAGACAAAAGGCTCTCTACTTCCTTGGCTGCCGCTATTTCAGAGGGTGTGTATTTGCCAATGTTTGCAGGGGCGCTTACAGATTGAAGATATTTAAGAAATTCTTGACCAGTTTTAGATTGTGACCAGAACTGACCTTTTGCTTCTTTGGCAGCGCCCTCAGAAAAATATATGCCTTTAAGTCTTTCTGCTTCTTTAGATGCGGCTAGTGCTAAGTCAGCCTCCCTACCAACAACCTTCTCACGCAAGCGCACGCCTATGTCGTAGTCATTGGTTGGCTTGGCAATCTTGTTTAAAGCCGTGACGCTTTCCTCTTTGGCAACTTTAGAAGCCTCATCTAGCTGACCAACAACGCTACGTTGAGCAATTCCACGTCTAGCCTGTTCAGCCGTTAATCTTTCAGCATCAGCTTTGGCTTTGGCTTCAATCTCTTTGCTTGTTCTCTCGGTTGTTGTGCCAAGTTCTTTTTCTAACTTGCCAGCAGCCTCAGTAAGAGGTTTGCCACGGGCGCGACCAATTAACTCTGCGCCAGCTTTGATTGGCTTTTCAAGCACGTTACGAGCAATTTGACCGGGGGTAAAGAATCCACCAACAAACTCGCCACCACCGCGCCATGACTCCAGTTCAGGACGAACACCGGGCTTTGCACCGACAAACCGTTCAGCAGACTGAATTCCCTTTTCCAACTCTTCAGAAGTAGGAAATATGGTCTTTCTGCCCATAACTGTGCCAGTCTCACCCGTGCCACCAAATATTTGTGGGACGGTTGTTGTGGCGAAATACTCAATGTCACCCGGACCACCAAGCACACCAGTACCCACGCCACGCGCAACAGAACTGGCTTTTTCTAAAGTGGTCGGTTCACGACTTGTGCGAGAAGCTGAAGGCGCATCTTCCCAACCGCCAGAACTTTTTTTAGGTGCGTCTTCCCAGTCAGCCATGTTTACTCCTTGAGTTTTCTCTGCACACGACCATCATCGGTGACTCGGTAATCATATTTGCTAGGGTCATAAGAACCAAAAGCCGTTTTTGCTTTTGTTTCTAAGTCACCGCCACCAACGCTAGGGACTTCAGGCACTTTGCCTTTTTGCTCATAGAGTCTGTCCCACTCGCTATGGATGCGTTTCAAACCGGGGTAATACACCTCGGTCATGCTGTTTACATCTTGCAAGTTCTCTCTTACGCCAGCAACACGGGATTTAAGCGCGTCAGCCGTTAAGCCTTTCCAACCATAAATAGGTGACAAGATTTCTTGTTCTTTAGCGGTAAGAGCTTTACCACCAATTTGGAACTCAATTGCTTGAATACGAGCAAGTTTTTGAGACAACTCAGGAAAGTTATTACGCAAGTTATTAATAACATCAGGCGTAAACTTGGTTGCAGGAGTAATGAGCTTGCTGTATTTGGGGTCTTCCAACAATGATTGGATGTCTTCAATGTTTTTAACAATCTCATACCGGGCGCGATATTCTTCTTTGGTCTTTGCGTCCTTGGGTATCTCGCCTGTATCAGTCTTCTTCTGCGCTTCCAAATTGGCTTTTTTCTCTTGCAAGTCAAGTCTGCGCTCTTGCAACTCAAATTGACGTTTGCGTTGCTCTTGTTCAGCAGCAAACTTACTTTGCTCAAAAGCTCGTTTCTCGGCTTCTGTCAAGTCCTTCTTAACGCCATCAAGAAAAGTGAAATATCGTTCAACACCTTGTTTGGCAAGAATCTGTTTACCGACCTGACCGCCTAATTTAGCAGCCGACTGAGCCGCTAGAGCTTCAGCTTCTTGGCGGTTGTAGGCAAGCGTCTTCATAGCACTTTCGGCATCCTTATAAGCATCATCAAGGATTGCTTTGGTTTGTTGCATACCCTTGTCAAATTCTTCTTTTTCTTTTTTCCACAAGTCAGAACGACCTTGTTGCCAACCTTTCATCATCCCGCCCATAGCGTTTAATGATGTGGTTGCAGACATCTTGCCAGCGCCACCCAAAGAAGCGCCAATAACGCCAATCAAGCCAAACAAAGTGGACAAGGATTGAATGTTGTCTTTGGTGGGATGAAACTCTTTGTAAGGAAATTTAGCGCGAACAGCCTCTAAATTTGCTTGAACTCGTTGCGCTGCTTCACGCTGTTGCGTTGCAATACTTGCTGTTGATTCAGCTTCATATTGTTTTACAGCTTGTTGAGCAATTCCAATGTCTTGCTCTAGTTTTCCCTGTTGTTGCAACATTCTGGCTTGCTCAGTAGAGACATCGGTAGGTTTCTTGAACTTAGCCCGTGCAGCCACAAAATCTTCAGGCACACCCGGCACACCCGCACCCATCTGAGTAGACAAACCTGTCAATTCTTTTGGAGCAGGAACAGAGAAAGCCTTTGGTGGCGTTCTTAATTCAGCCAACTCAGGAATAACGTCAGGTGTTTCATTAGCCATTACGCAGTCCTCGTCTGAGTTATAGGAATACCAGCGCCAATTGCAGCCAAGTTAGTGTAGAAATTTGTACTTGCTTGGTTCAATGCTTGGTCTGCCGCTAGTCCTGTCTTAATAGCGCCCAAGGCAATATTGTCACCAATATTACTAACTTGTAATCCGAGGTTGTATTGTTGAGCCAGTAACTGTTGACGATAGGCTTCAGCCTGTGCAGTTGCCTGTGCAGTTCCTACACCACCGCGAGACTCTGCGCCCTGTGCTAGACGGGCTTGTAGGGCTTGTAGTGACTGTTGTCCTGTTGGGGTTAACTCGCCTGTCTCTGCGGCACGAATTAGCTCTTTGCCTTTGGCTTGATAAGGTTCGCCAATTGCTTTTTGTTCTGCTGCTGCTTGTTGAGCTTGCTGACCGCCCTTCTTAGCTTGCGTAGCGCCATAGATTCCTAGACCACCAGCTAGTCCAAGGCGCACCATGTCCGTAGTTGACAATTTGTCAAAAAACGATTTTTCTGGGGTGGTGGGAACTGCTGTTGAAGGCTGGTCAAGAGGCGCTCTGTCCGTTGATACTCTTGCCAAATCTCTAGGCGTATATGGCGCTCCAGTAGGTGAATAAGCAGAGCCTACGCCACCCGGCAAAGCCTGTCCTTGAGGCGCTCCACCGGCTGTTCCGCCGAACATAACGTCCTCTGCTCGGCTTGTTTGAGCGTAAGAAGAGGGCAAAGAAGCGGCAAATCTGTCAATACTTTCTTGTGTTTGACCGGGCAAAGCGTTGTAACTTTGTCCCCCCGGTGTAAATAAAGTTCTGCCCTCTTTATATACTTGACCAGCAGGATATAAATCTGGGTTTGCTGCCGCAACTTGCTCTGGCGTTTGTCCACCGGGTTGAAAGTCTCCAAATTGCTCTGTTGCTGGTTGAGGCAAGTTTTCAAAACCACCCGTATCAAACGCGCCCTCACCGTCATAGAACTCTAGCAAGCCAGTTTCAGGGTTAGTCGTGCCTGAACCACCGGCAGCCTTCAAGATTTGAGCTTCTCTAGGAGTAATGTGAGCCAGCAATGTATCGTTTCCACGACCTTTGCTAGACAACATAGAAGCAATAGCAGCCAAGTCGCTAGTACCGTTGAGGTCTGCTTTAAGCAGTTTGGCAATCTTTTTCATTTAACTCTCCTGACCCATGTATCGTAGGGATTCCACGTTCCAACCAGACTTTTTACCTTCTTCTTTGTCACCACCAAAAATAGGTGCGCCAGCATCACCGACTCTTAATGCCTGTCCTAGTGCCTGAGAGCCGGGTGATGTTCCTGATGTTCCTGATGTTCCTGATATTAAAGTTGATGTGTCTGGAGCTTTTTGTGTTTTACTACTTGGCGCAAAAAGACTGCTTAAACCAATTCCTAAACCAGCTTGTAGCGTTTTAGATGCTTCAGGGCTTAGGCTTTCGGTCATTGCAGGACCAGTCTTTGTGGGAGTTGTTGCTGATACCCCAGAGTCCATACCACTAGGAGTCAAATAGTCTTGTCCAGCCGTATAGCGAGGCACAAGTTGACCATTTGGTCCAGCCTTCATCTGTGATGGTGCTGTCGCATACTGAGCAAGAGAAGAAGGAAGAATTGCGTTAGGGTCACCATATAAGCCCTGACCACCTGTAGTTGGCACATTGGATGTCAAACCCGTACCGCCTTGGTCTGGAGCAAACAAAGTTGTTCCCTCTCCCTGAATACCTTTCAAGCCAGTTCCGGCAACGGGAGTTTCTACGGCTGACTTAACCGCCTCAGTTCCAGCAGCAGCCAAGCCACCAACAACGCCGCTTTGAACACCAGCTTTTAATGAATCTTCAAGAGACTCACCATTTGCTAAAGCCTTTGTTGTAGCAGACGCAGAACCGCCAACAGCAGAAGAAGCAATATTTACAGTTGATGGGTCGTATCCTTGACTTGCAAGCTCTGTTCCTGTTGCCCCACCAGCCGCTTGACCAGCCACCGAACCCACATAAGCAGCAGCAACATTTTGAACGCTACCACCATTAGCAGCAGTTACCGCAGCAGAAGCAATTTCTGGTGGAACTCCAGCATATGTTAAAGCAGCAGTTTCTAAAACTGGCAAAGGATTATCAATAAGGTTTTGTCCAGTTTTTTCTATTTTTTCTACAACTTTTCTTACAGGCATATCATGCTCCAGTTCTTAACTCAAATGTCATTTGACCTGACGCATCTGGCTTTTGACTAACACGAATTGGGATACCCGCAGAAGACAAGACTCTGCTTATTTCAGAATTGTTTGTTGTAGAAACCATGCTTTTGAAACCAGCTTTTGTCATGGCTTGGTAAAACTCTTTGACTGCATTTATAAGTTCTTTTGGTTTGTCAATAGTAGAAATATGAACTTCTGCCGTTCCGGGAGAGAGAATGTTGTAAATTAACAATGAATTGCCACTACGCATAATCCTTGTTTTTCCAGACTGAACCATTCCTACAAGTTTGGAATAAACCTCTATGAAATCACCGCCCGTCTTTTCAACATCAGCCTTGAGAATGTCGCGCACTTCCGCACGCTCATTTGAACGCTCCTTCTTGACTTGGCTCATCACCTCAGAATCCGAAAAACCTGATTTTTTTTGGGGAGGGGGAAGATTATTCATAATCAAGAACTCAAGTTAAGGGACGCAGCAATTTGTTGATGAATGTACAAATGACTAGCCAACCAATCATAGAAATCTGACTCATTATTGAAATCAACATCCAACATATTGAATGGATTATTTAATTCTAAGAGGCTAGAAAAGGCTTGATGTTCGACCTGATGAGCAAGTAACCAGTCATCTAAATTGGCGGTATTTGCGTCTGTTATTGGAAAAATTGGCACAGTTATGCCAATATCCATGAATGTTTCTTGAAATAACTTGTGTTGTAAGCCGTTCTCAAACAAAAACTCTTGCAAAGATTCATCGTTGCCGTACTCCACTACTGACAAAGTATCAAAATTCATTTGTCAGCCTTTCCATCAAGGCGGTCAAAGATGCGCTCTAGCACAGAATCAATCTTGTCTAAGCGTGAGTTAATGTCTTGCTTAGTTGCATAGTTCTTAGCCAAGTCAACCTCAATAGCTTGCAAACCATCTTTAAGTCTCTTTACAGAGTCCCATATCTCACGACACCACCAGCCCACACCGAGCAGTAGCGCACCACCGACTAAATTGAATATGTCTTGAAAGTTCATCTTATGTCGAGTAGTAAGGAACGCGCACAACTGTGCCGTTTAAATCAAAATTGATAAACCCTGCTGGCACAAGCAAAAGACTTGATGTTGCAAAAGTTGCCGTTGCATTGGTTGAGGCAATATGATTTGTGGTTTGCACATTGATAGTGCCACCAGTAATTGTTACGTTTGCAGAGCTAACATTTGTAGTGCTAATGCTTCCACCCGTGATAGATACATTGTTGGCGTTCTGAATAGCCATCGTGCCAAGACCAGTCACCGCAGAGTTAGCCACAACAATGGCTACGTTACTAGCCCCTGTAATCTGACCCTGTGCATTAATAATTACTTGAGCTACGTTTGAAGCAGAACCATAAGTTCCAGCAGTAACAGCAGTATTAGCAAGCGAAATAGTGCCTGTCCCCGTAATAGGACCACCAGTAAGCCCAGTACCCGTTTGAATATTGGTTACTGTGCCATTTGTTGCGTTAACTGAAGTTACTGTTTTTAACATGATTACATTCCATCACCGGGCGTGATATAGATAGTAGCGTTGCCACTAGCCGTAATGCCCGTAAAGTAAGCGTTTGGCACAAAGGTAAGAATCTCGTCTGTTCCAGCCAATAGCGGGAATGATGGTCCTGTAGTCGATACGACTGCACAATTGTTTCCTGCATCACTAGCACTTGAGCCGTACCCAAGGAATACAACAACAGAGCCAGAGTTGATGATGCGGTATTGGTTGCCACCAAGCGTAGTAGATACGCATTGCACAGCAGTAGGCGCAGCCGTATTAGCGAGAAACGCTACGGTGTTACCAAGTTTTGTAAAAGCGTTTGTACTCATTATTGACTCGCAGCTCTTAATGGAGATAAATCTTCTGCTGTCCAAAAGTCCTTGGCAAGCATAATCTTTAGATGCTCTTTGTTACGAGCCAAGCAGTCTGCCCAATCTTCTGCTGTCATGCCTTTGGGCTGTCCAGCATTGATGAGGTTAACTGAGTCCATTGCAGAAGAGTAGTGCTGTGCAATTTGCTGTGCTTCTGTTAATTCAATCATATTCCCACCTTTGCTTTGAGTGCGGTAATTTCTGTGGTTTGTGCGTCAACTAAAGCCTTGAGGTCTTTTATTGCGTTAATCATGTGCCATGTGAGGTTGTCTGAATTGACTGACAGAACGCCTGTTGATTCTTCTTTTACGCAGTCTGAACACACTTCTTGCAACTCTTGTGCTATTACGCCAAGTTGAACGCCTGACTTTCTAATGACTGAATGTGTTGGTAACTCTGTTACTTCTTCTGCTGTGCGATATTCAAAGTTACGAACACGAATCTGGCTAATAATGTCCAAACCTTCGGTGTTGTCTACAATGTTCTTTTTAAGTCTGCGGTCAGAAGTAACTGACCATGAAAGAGAGTTGTTGCCTTGATATACGCCACCGCCCCCAGGAGATATAAAGCCTGTGCTAGTGCCTTTACCAGTATCTCCACCTCCAGCCGTAATAATTAAAGAAGCAGAATCGGTGGCTGATGCTAATTGTGCGCTGTTTCCAATACAGGTATTTTGATTTCCCGTAGTTATTGTGTTTCCTGCGGTATATCCTATTAGCGTATGACCTCCACCAGTAGTTGTAACCGCATACCCCGCCTGATAGCCTACTGCTGTGTTGTTAGATGCTGTGGTGTTAGAGTTAAGTGCTTGTTGACCTATTGCTACGTTTGAGCCACCAGTTGTATTGGTGTTTAAGGCGGTGTAGCCTATTGCAACATTACTTACGGGTGTTGTCGTGTTAGTTCCAGCCTGATACCCAACAAAAACATTAGCATTACCAGTTGTTGAATAGCCAGCCTGATAGCCAAGAAAAACTTGACCATTGCTTGTGGTATTTGAGTATCCCGCCTGATAACCTACTGCGGTTGCACCAGTTGCTGAGGTGTTGGAGTTAAGCGCGCTGTTTCCAATAGCGGTATTAGAACCACCACTAGTGTTTGTTGTTAAAGCACCTTGACCTACTGCTGTATTGTTAGCGCCCGTAGTGTTTTGTGCGGCATATTGACCAACGGCAGTATTGTTTGCACCAGTTGAATTTTTGTTTAAAGCATAGAACCCAATAGCGGTTGATGTGCTTGCTGTGGTATTACTAGCATTTGCGTTTGAACCTAGAGCAGTATTACCTGCAATAGCACCACCGCCTAGACCAACAGTTAAAGTGTTAAGCGTTGTTAAGCCCGTAATTGTGGTAATGGTGTTGCCAAGAGCAACAGTAGTTGAACCGATAGTGACTGGCGTAGTAAAGTTACTGTCTAGTTGAGACAGAGGAATACTCGCTGTTGCGCTACCGAAGGTATATGGAACTGGCATTTTAGAACCTCACTCTTAATTCGTGTTCGTATTCGAACCCATTGATTACAAAATTTGCACCCGTTGATGTAACGGTCATGCCCAAATACTTACCCCATTGCTTTGCGTCAGTCTTGTATAGCGTGTACCCGCCACCGCCATACCAAGTGATTACCGCAGAACTGTTGTTTGTCCAAGAAATTACATTACTCACATTATTAATCCAACTGACTAATTGTCCAAGTAGTACGGGAGTGCTAGAGCCTGTCTCCGAATCCACCGTAACAGTAAACTCAACCCCTGTAGTTAAAGTAGCCTCAATGCCAACTTTCAAGGCTTGCTTGGTGCGTATCGGGTCTTTCATTGGATTTAAAGAGGTCTGCACATAACTGTTAATGGCAGAAGTGGAATCCGAATACAAACGCACACAAGAGTTGCCATTTGAACCATAAAGGTTAATCTTGCCACCTAGCGGTGCGGAAGTTATATAAGCCAAGTTGTTGTCAGCACTTGTAAAAAACCATTTTTTCTCAAAGAAGATGGCTTGTATATACCGACTAGAGCTAGAAGTGCCGAGTCCACCCGTATATTTAAAGTTGAAAGCAGCGCACAAAATACTGTTTAACAACACTTGACCCGCATAGACGGGATAGTCAAAATCAATGTAAGGGAAAACCCCATCAAGAGAATCTGAAATTTTGGTTGTTGTAGAACCCACTAATGCATAAATACCGTAGTTGTTCATAAACAAAACAGACCTGAAATAAGGGTAAATAGCGTACTGCAACTTTGAACCTACAGACGCACTTACGTTTGTATTAGTAAACAGCGTTGTGCCAATATTAGTCACCCGCACATCTGAGAAAACATTGATGGAGTCATCTCCAAAAATGTAGAGAAAGTTGTTGGCTGAGAGTAGCTGAGTAATGTTGCCGTGCAAGGTTGCATCAGTCAGGGTTACTTGTCCAGAAGAAATGCTTGTGAAATTGCTATACGACGCTGCGCCTGAATAGGTGACTGTGCGCCCATTGGCTATCCAAACACGCCCTGAGAACGACTGGATGCCAACTATTGGCTCAGTATTAATGATTGCTCTGGCTGTGGCGTTAGTTCCGCCTCCACCAGCAATGGTCACCGTGACGTTTGCTTGGTTCGTGTAGCCACTACCGACATTGGTCATCACGACTTGGGTAACAATGCCACCAGAGACAATCCCTTGACCAGCAGCATTAGTGCCACCACCACCAGCGATAGTGACAGTCAGGTTAGACGCATTGGTATAACCCGTGCCACCAGCAGTCACTAAGACTGAGACTGTTCCCGTTGCAAATGTAGTAATTCCTGCTATGGCATTAGCACCAGAGCCACCACCGCCATTGAAAGTAACCGTAGGTGCGCTTGTATAGCCTGTTCCTGACTCTGTAATAGTAATAGAGGACACCACGTTAGCCGTGATGGTTGCCACAGCCGTAGCTTGAACGCCATTAGCCGAGTTGGGGGCTGAGATGATGACTGCTGGCGCAGAAGTGTAAGCAGAGCCGCCTTGGACAATACCAACTTGCCCCACTCCACCAATAAAAATAAGGTTTACGCCATCCCAAGTAAAGTAACCCTTTGCAGGGTCAGCAATCAGGATTCTGTCATTTTTCCATTGGGAGATGTTGACCCCTGATGCGCTAAATGTTCCAGCAGAGGCGATTGCTCCCCTTACATTGGTGTCCAAGCGCACATACTCAGCCGAGCCATCTGCTTGAAATGCAACCAAGTAATTAACCAAACCAATGTTGGCTGAACAATAAAAACTAACTGTATTAGAAAATGTAACGCTACCTACATTGGAGTAAGTAGGCGTAATCTTGATATTGCCATAACCTATAGGCATAGCGTTCTCAAGCCAGTAGAACTCGGAATCGTCAATAGCCGTTCTGTTCGCCTTGGTGTTTACACCCTTGAACTGTTTGACAACCTCGTAGGATTTTTTTTGCTCTGCGGCTGCCATATCTTAGAACGGTGTGGAGTACGGGGTTGGTATCCTTCTTGTAAACACAGATACCAATACCGATTGAGTTTTTTGCTTGTACTGCTGCAAATAGATTTCAGCTTCACCAAACGATTGTTCGTAGTATTTGGCAAGGTGAGCCGCATAAAACTGAACAACAGTATCGTATGGTTCATTGATGGTATCTGTATCAGTCAGATTAACCATAGTAGTTGGCAAAATAACCGTGTCCAAGTCAATCACATAGGCTTGGTCTGGTACTGGTCCGACATAAATTTGAGATTGACCATAAATGCTAAAGCAAATAGGTCGCTGAACATTGTTCTGCCAATAACGCAATTGAGCATTAAAGTCAG